GTGTTACCCGCCCCCAGCCGGTTACGACACGACGCGGGCCTCGGTCAGCAGGAGCGCGTCGGTACGGCGGCAAGGCACGCCGTCGAACGCGACAACCTTCTTGCCGGCGATTTCTTCCATGGTCAGCGTCGAGGCGGCCACCTTGTTGGTGATCTGACGACGCAGGAAGCTGCGCAGCTTGCGCGGCATGTAGAAGGCCGGGCGGCCCATGCCGATGTTCGGCACCAGTTCAAGCGCCTGGGTCATCAAGTCGATGAGGTCGGCGCCAGCGCTGGCATTCTTGGTCAGGTCGGACACGTCGATGTTGGCGATGCGGACCACATAGCGCCAGTCGCGCAGCACGGCGCCGATGTCCCACTTGTAGTGGGTGCGGTAGCCTTGGTAACGGCCGCCGGCAGCGTCGAGCAGCGTGTCCTCGCCCAGGTCGCGCGATTGCAAGCCGGCCGGCGAACCCTTCGGATAGATCGAGTGGCAGGTGTTCGGACCCCACACGATCAACCAGATGGAGGCGTTGTCGCTGCCGGTGCCGCCTGCATCCACGATGTTCATGGCGTTTTCAGCCGAAAGGCTGTTGTAACGCGGGGCCAGGACCATGAACTTCTCGGGGTCGGCGCTGGAATCGCCGTAGAAGAGCGTGCTCGCCATCGTCTGATTCATGCCCTCGATGAAGGCGCGATCTTCGGACAGGCGCCAGGCGGCAGAATTGCCGTTGAGGTCGGCCAGTGCCTTGTCGACTTCGGCGTAGGTTTCCAGCATGCCCATGCTGTCCTTCACCGGAACGGTGCGGGACTTCTCGGGCTGCACGCCGTAGTTCAGCTTGCGCCACGTACCGGCCGGCAAGCCGGAACGGATGGTGGTCTTGTGCTCGGTGAAACCGTTGGCCTCGATGACGGTCATGTCGTCGAGGATTTCGTTGGTTTCGTTGAGCATTTCAACGATCTGCGGGTCGATCTTGCCGTCCGCAGTCATTCGGCTGGCAACATCGGCCAGGGTGGGGTTCGTGGTGGAAAGAGTTCCCATTTTGCTGTTCTCCTTTTACGGATTCATGTTGGATGCTGCATACAACCGCCGCGCATCGCCCTGGTTGGTTTTCCCACCCTGGCCGGCTACGAAACGGTCCTCACTGATTGCCTTGCCCGTCCGGTAAAACATCCTGATGACTTCGGGATGGTTGCCCAGGCCGGACTCTTCGAGCAGCGCGCGCAGTTCGGGAGTGGCGAAGGTGTCGAGCGCCTTCTTTGCCATGCCCAGGTTCTCGGCCAGGTTCTCGCCGCCGAACTCCTTGTCGGCCTTCGCGGCTTCCGCCCAATCGACGCGGGCGGCCTGGAACTGTTCAAGCTGGCGCGCGGCGATAACCGGGGCCATCTTGTCGAGTACCTTTTGCGCTTGGTCCTGGGGCAGGTTCAAGTCCTTGGCGACTTCGGAGAAAGCACCGATAACGGTGTCGTCGAACTGCACGCCCTCGGGAGCCTTGAACTCGTAGCTCTCGGGTGCGCCTTCCGGCTTCTTCTCTTGCTCGCCTTCGGTCTTGGTGCCCTCGGCCTGTTGGCCTTGGGTGCCTTGCCCTTCGGTCGCTTGCTGCTGTTGGCCGCCTTCACCCGCACCAGTAGCGGATTGCTGGGTGGCCTGTTCAGATGCGGTGGCGCCTTCAGTGGTCGTTGCGGCTTCCGTCATCAGCGTTTCGGTTGTCATGGATCTGTTCCTTCACCATTACGGGATAAAGCTCCGGGCAGAGCGTGTGGATTTGCGCCAAGATGCGTAAGCCCTCGTTCCTGTTTCCCTCGTTGAACGCCATCGTCATCGAGTTGGTATTGAACGAAAGCCGGAACACCCCGGCTCGGTCCAGAAAGCGCCACACGATGCGGCGCCCCCGCTTGCTGCCCATGAGCCATTTGAGGTCTGACTCTTCCGTGTCCTTCACCAGCTTGTTGCGCAGGTCGGTATCGGCCTTTGCACGCTCCTGGCTGCGAATGTCGGTCGGGTCGTAATTGCTCATGTGCGCAATCTATTGGGCATGGGGCGCAGTACGCGCACCCTTTACGAATTCATGCCGCTGTTTGCGTACAGCCGCTGCGCCTGGGATGCCCCGCCCTCGCCGGATTCCTCCTTGGCGGGCGCCAGTTGCATCATTTCGATTTGCAGGTCGACCGAGCGGTGCGGCTTGTCCGTGCCTTGGCTTTCGTGCTGGCTGACGCTGACCACGCAGGCGAGCGCAACCACCTTGAACTCGGCGTCGATGGGCGGCAGTTCGGTAATGCCGAGTTTCGTCAGGCTCTCGTTGTCCAGGCAGATGCGCAGGCCATAGGGATACTCGGGTGAGTCCGATTCCACGGCTTCGCCGAGCATGGTCTTGGCCTCGGGCTTGAGTTTCATGTCGATCATGTTGGGTTTCCTCTTAGGTGTAACCGCTGAAAGCGCGGGTCACGTCGGTGAGCGCGCTTTGCTGGCTGGTATCCACGCTGCCCAGCTTCTGCGCGGTGTCGGCGCCCTGGTTGAGCATGGCCGCCTGCTGGGCCTGGGCCTGGGCTTCGGCACGCTGCTTGCGGATCAAGGCCACTTGGTCGCCTGGCACGATCAACTCGGGGTCAATGCCCAGCATGTCGGCGTAGGCGTCGGCCCAGCGGTCGGCGTCGAACTTGTCGAGGACTTCCGGCTTGATGCCGGCCACCGCGCCCAGGTTGCCGACGAAGCGATCCACCGAGTTGGTGGCAATCGCGCGCTGCGCCTGGGCCAGCATGCTGACGAACTCGACGTTCAGTTCCATGCCCTGCAATTCGTCGGGCGGGGGCGGCACGATGTTGGCCTCGACCATGCGGGTAAAGGTCATTTCGATGAGCGGGTCGAGGATTTCGTTGTGCATCCGTTCCAGCACCGGCCCCAGCATGAGCAGCTTTTCCTCGTGGCGCTCGGCCACTTCGGTGGCAGTCATTTGCGGGTTGGTGCCATTGGCGAGCATGAGGAACAGGTCGGCGTAGAAACCGCCTTTGATGCGCTCGCGTACGTCCTGGATGTCGTTCAGCAAGTGCGACAGGTCGATATTGACCTCGAAGGCCGAGCGAATACCGCCGTTCGGGGCGGCTGCATCCACGAAGGAAATGCCGCCCGGCAAGGTATCCACGTCGCGCGACTTCAAGGACGTGGGCGCCTGCAGCGGGGGCTTGGTCTTGTAGTCGATGCCCTGAGCCTTGCGCAGTTGCTCGTGCTGCAACTGCTTAATGTCGCCGAGCGTTTCCATGGCCGGGCTGTTGCCGTAGATGTCGCCGCCGGATACCGCCCAGCGCGGGCACAGGGCCGGGAATTCCTTGAAGCCGGACTCGCGCAGGATCTGGTCCTCGTTGCCGCCCGGCTCGAAATAGATTGACTTCCACGCCATGTTGCGGTCGTCGCGCTTGGTCAAGTCACGGTCGACGCGCGGTTCGATGGCCTGCATGACCGTGACCCATTGTTCCAGGGCGCCACGGTCAAACAAGGTTTGCACGGTGGGGCTGCAATTGCTGCGGCCGAACTCCCGGACCACTTGGGCCACGGTCATTTGGAATTCGCGGTATAGGGTGTTGATCTGGCCGCGATGGTCGGCGGCCATGGCGAACTCGCCCGTGGTCAGCGGGTAATGGTGGATGACGGACGTGTAATCAGCCAGCACGATGGTGCTGGCCGTGCCGAAGGCGCCTAGTTCCTCGTACATCGAGTGCAGGGCGCGGTAGGTGTTGGACTTGGCGAACACCATTTGCATGAGGCGGGTCACGTCGGCCAGCCATGCCTTGACGGCCGCCGACTCATCAAGCTGCGGGTCGGACGTGGTGAGGCGGAACCAGGGGCGCGCCGGGCTCGTCATGCCGGCCATCATGCCGGCGGCTAGCACGCGCAGCGCGCGGGTGCCGGTGCTGTCGTAAATGTTGTTGTGCCGCTTGTCGCCCCGGTTGCGATCTTCAACGAAGAAGCGGCCCGAGCGCGGCAGCAGATAGTCGCTGATTTCCTTCCAGTGCGTCATCCAGCTTTCGCGCTCGTTTCGCAACTGCCCCCAGCGCGAAAGCAGGAGTTTGCGCTTGGAGTTTTCGGCCATGGTTAAGACCCCAGCAGCGTGTTCTTGCTGAGATTCAGCGCCGCCGGGTCAATACCCTGCGGCCCGGTCAGCATGGTGCCGGATGCCCCGGCCTTGCCCGCCTGGGTTGCCGAGTCGAGCGCGGCGCCGGTATCGGCCCGCTTAGTGTTGGCGCGGTTGGTCGCCTCGTCGGCGGCCTTCTCCTGCTTCTGTGCATTGGCTTGCGCCTGGCTCGCGGCCTTCTCGGCTGATTTCTTTTGTTCCTGGCCGTTCTGGTAGGAAATAGCGGCGCCGGCTACGGCGGCCACGGCCATGACTACGCTAGTCGCTCCTGACATAGTTACTCTCCGGTAATGGTGGTTGAATCCTGGTCCGCGATCTGGCGGGACAAGAGCAAGTGGGCCTCGTCGGTGAATTCCGCCTCGGCTTGCTCGACCGAAGCCGCGCCGCTGGGGAAGAGCATCGTCAGGTCGGTGTCGGCATGGGCCAGAAATACCTGCTTGCGCCCAGCGCTGGCCGGTATGACGTGGTAGCCGTGCAGTTCCAGCGTGTCGCCGCCGGTAAAGACGGTGCATTCGCCGCTGACAATCAGCACGGTTGCCAGCTTGATGAGCGCGCCGGTCAGCACGGCACCGGCAGGAATGCGAATCGTCCGGGCGTACATGCCGCCGTGGATCAGGTGCTCGGTGCGGATGGCGACTTGTGGCATGGCCTTGAGGTTGGCCTCGAGGCGGCGCACCTTGTCGATGACCTCGGGCGCCATCGGCGCCAGGCGCGGCGAAGATTCGACGACGGCCGGGGTCATAGCAGCCCCCGGAAGAAAATGCGGTTGGTTTCGTGGTACCCCACGTGGGGCAGCAAGCGCTCAAGTCGCCCGCCGGTCGGGGCCGTAACGTACAGGCCACCAGCCCCAGCCTCGGCGGCCACCTCTTCGGCAGCGTGCAGCAGCTTCCTGCCGACTGCGCCAGCGCGGTGAGCTTCGGCCACGAAAATGGTTTCGGTCGAGGCGATGACCTTGCCGCCAAAGTGCAGCACGGGCGCAATCAGCACGGCGCAAAGGCCGACCAGTTCATCGCCGACAAACACGCCCAGGGGGTGCAGCAGGCCGGCGTCGACCATGCGGGCGTAGCCCTCGCGGTCAGGTAGCGCGCCCATCATGTCAGGATTGCGCAGCGACTCGGCCCGGTACTCGTCGCACAGGGCGGCGAACACAGGCGAGTCGAAGGCTTCGGCTACGGTGATGGTGCGAATGGTCGGTTCCATGCGCGCAAGACTAGGGGGCCTGTTATCTGGTACGCGCACCCGGTAAAATGCAACTTGCAACCGACAACCGGGAGAGGACCATGAAGAAAACCGCTTTGATTGCTGCATTTGCCGCGCTGGCCGCCGGTTGCGTCACGACTGCCCCGCGCCCGCCGTTCATCATCGAGGGCACCGAGAACGCGGTGTCCGTGAATTGGGCGCACTCGACGCGCGGCACCACGGGCGCCCTGGAAGCAGCCGAGGCGCATTGTGCGAAGTACGGCCGGCACGCGCAGTTCGCCGGCAAAGTGACCGACTTCGAACTGGCCTACAACTGCGTCAAGTAGCGTAGGGGTCGTAATCCCGGCGGCGCTTCTGGCCCATGGCCGCAACCACGGCACGCTTCGGGGTGTCGAGCAGGGCCAGCACGTAAGCGCTGCCGTAGTCGGGCGAGCGCCCGATTTTGTCCATGATCTGCTCCCGGCTCGCCACGTAGATGGTCGAGCCCGATAGTTCCCAGGTCGGCGCGCACAGGTCCGCGAGAAGGGCAGGATCTGGTGGCAAGGCAATGCCCGTGTTGTTGGCCGGGTCCAGGGCCTCGCGCATCCGCCACCATAGCTCGCTGCGCAGGTTCTTGAAGCGCAGCCGGCCCGACTTGTCGGTGCCCACGGCGGACTCGGCGACATTCACGCCGACGACCTGCTGGCCCGCATCGTTGAGGAAGTCGTAAGGCGCCGAGCCCACGCCAATGACGTCGATATGGATAACCGCATCGTCACGCTTGGCCGCAATGGATAGGCCGGCCACGCTGGGGC